ATGCATCCTCATAATTATCCGTAAAGTGGTAGGTGGCACTCTCCCCTTCCTGAAGCCTTTCCTTGATCGCAGTCCCCGTCCTCTCATTCCCCATCTGTCCTTGTTGATTAGCATATTGCCCACTCGTCATCATCATCTGCTTAAATGCAGTATCCATCCCTTGCTCGAACGCCACACTCACATTCGGCGGCTCAATCTTCTGTGGAGACGGTATAACCCCATCTGGATTATCATCATCTACATGCTTAAAGATAAGAACCGAATGATTCTCCGTATTCGCCGTGTTCCACATTCCCTCCAGCCCCTCAATTGCAGCGGCTGCCGCAAGCCAGGGACTCTTTGTCTGCAAAGCACCAAACTCAATAGACGCACTCGCATTATAGTTAAACATCCTTTGGGCATCAGTCAGCGCCCTTGTATGCCCCTTCCGATCTAATATCCCCTCAATGACTGACTCTTCTCCAATGCATCTAATAAGTGGTATATACTTCCCTGGCCAGATCGTCTCATCAACAATCTCATCCCCCACAATCAGCTTCCACTCAATTTGCTGGTCGACGACATTCCTAACCATGGTCCTTTCATCTTCTCGGAGCCTAGCACCAATCCCATCCGGCAGCTTGCTCTCCCTAACCGTCAGCCTCTCCCCCATAGGAGTCATGAAAGAAATCAACTTGTCTTGCAGTGGAACCTTCCTGAAATACTCTGCAACTATCCAATGGTCCTTCTCAATAAAGAAGCTTTCCCCTGGAGCAATGCCAATTGGCATTCTTGGAGCCCCCAACTGCCATGGATAATCCGGCACCAGTGCTTCAATAAGCTCCCTGGGCATGAAAGAAAAAATGAATGCATATCGTGCATCCGAGCAATCCGCCTCCTGGCAGTCAGGGTCCATGAAGACAGAAAGCGGATCAGGCACTCCCTTAATATAAATCTCCTGATCAAACGTCTCATTACTTTCATAATCAGTAACAATTCTCCACCATCCAATACCACCCTTAACCTGGAAGCCTCTCGCTGGAGTATAAGCATTCCTTTGCGCCTTGCTATTATATTCAATATGCCTAATGAGCTGCTTGACGACTTCAGCGCTCTCCTGCGTGGCTCCATTACCCATCCCTAATATCTTACAGCTCTCCTTACTCTTCCTCATATCATTAATAATCTTCAAATTATGCTGCCGCGTTACATTCAATGTCAATGCAGGCTTATCCTGCAAGTCCCTTGTTCTTCTAATAGAGTCGGGCCATTGATACCCATTATAACTATCCGCCTCCGCAAACTTCAAATCCTCCATAAACTTCCGTCTAAACGTAGCTTCCCATTCCGAACAAGCACGGAACCTCTCTCGAGCCTCCTCCAAAATATCCAAGCTACCCAGACTTCGCAGCGCTGCTACCGTCTGATCAGGTGACCCCTGCCCTCTCATATTAGAGCCCTCACTTCGTTCGGTCTCTTTATATCAAAGAAACACACCCACCCCTTGATGGTCAAATTTCCAAGTCGAGCCTACGGATGTGCAGCCACATACGCATCAAACTTAGCACTCAATTCCTGCAATGCCTTCCAAAGCGCTCCAACCAACATGTTATAATTGACCCCACCATTAGCCTCAATCTGAGCCCAGGCATTCCCTTGCAAATCCTCTTTAGCAATACCAAGATGCGGTTCAGTCTTAACCGAAATCCCCTTTACAATATCAAGAAATCCATCCGCAGCAACTGCAGAACTAGGATTAGTTGAAGCAGTTATATAATTATGTGCATAAACATTAAGCCAAACTGCACCAGGACCACCAAGATTCGTTGCCAAATTTGTTACTGGCACAAAATTAGCACCACAATTCACATCACTTCCACTCCCAACCACTGACTGTATCGTATCAACCTGTATCCCTCCAGGACTATCCACAATAATACTATATCCACCCTGCATTTCTAAATTCGAATGTACATTCACAGGACCATTAAATGTACTAACATTATCCACCAGCAGCGAATTCACATTCGCACTACTATTCACCGTCAACACATTAGTATTCGTATCATTACTCAAAGTATTTCCGGTCTGCAAATGGGTAAAGAACCCCTGCGTCCCCTGCAAGAAATTAACAGTCATTTGGTTCGTCGAGGTCAAATCCGCTGTATGTATATCACTAAAGGTTGCCAGCCCACCAAAATTCGATGTCCCATTAACCTGCAAATTCCCATCAGTCGTTAAATTCCCTGTCACCTCCAAATTCCCAATAACCTGCCCACTTATCCCGGCCTGTGTAATCGTGTCCCACTGTACATTCCCAAACTGATCTGTCACCACCTGCCTATAATCTATATTCCCCCAGATCTTCGCCCTTCCTGCCTGATCCAACACAATCGGATTGGTATTAAGGATTGATAAACCAGGGTCCTGCCAAGTGGGTGAAAAAGTACTCGTATTCGGAGCATAGAAATACACAAAGCCGCCGCTCAGCGGAGCACCATTCTGATCCAAAAAAGTCTGTTCCCCATTTAACACCTGAGCAGACATGACCTCTCCCCTCTACCGCATCCAGCCTATCCCACGTGCTTTACTCTCCTTACCCCCCATCATCCATTCCTCATATTCTTGCTCCTTGGCACTCCGCGCCTGCGTCGCCAGCGCTGCTAACCTATCCATTACCGCTCCAACAATACTTGGTCTGCTATCTCTAAACGCAACCGCAAGGTATCTGAACGCATCCGCTGCATCGCTCGCCCAATCATGAAGTGGCTCATTGCTATACTGCCCGTCAATAACCTTATACCTATAATGCCTCAGAGCCTGTATCCCATCCTCACACCTATCCTCATCAAACCAGCAATTGGGGAAGATAAGTCTCGCTGCATTGATACCATCCGTCGGACTTAGTTTCGGAACCCTCTCGGTCTTAAACCCATGGCTTTTAATGATTTCCTGGATGCTTCTTTTAGTACCAAGCTGCTTGGCATAGGCATCATGAGGCAACCAGCATGTTCCGTAAATATATTCTCTTCTCTGGAGGTACTTAATATAGTGGATGATATCCTCTCCGGTGGCAGAGTAGAAGTCAATAATACGGTATTGCATGGCAACTCGTTGAGCAAACCAGATTGCAGTAGCGTCGGCTCGTCCCAAGTCGAAGAATATATCAACAGGACTCTCCCGCACCCACGGCACATTACATATTCTTCCCTCTTCTTGCGCCTTCCGAAGCTCTTTCGCATAAACAGCGCCCTCAAGAACCTGCCTACAAAACCCCTCCCAAATATTGAGATAACTATCATAATCCCTCGCCTTCTCTGCCTCCATCTCCCTCATCAACACCTCAGGGAAGAATGGGTTATCCCTCCAGGTTGTCTTAATAACCAGCATTTGAGCCGGGTCCTGCTCCTTAACAAACCTCATATAAGTATAATCAGTCTCCAACTCTGGATTAAACGTCATCCAAATCTCGCTTCTTTCCTTTCTAATCGTAGGTATCAAAATGCCCCAGCTATTTCTACTAACCTTATGAGCCTCCTCTACCCAACATATATCAATACCCTCATAGGATTTAATTTTAGTTATATTATTCTTGATCCCCTCAAAGCTAAAGGAGGTCCCGTTCTTCCCAAGGATGCGAGAAACCTGCACCTCATAGAAGGAATCAAGCCCAAGCCCCGACACCTGATCGGCCAAGAGCCTATGCACACTATCTCCAATGGAGTTCTGAAGCTCTCTCGCACAAAGAACCCGCAAAGGCTCTTGGGTGCCCTTCAGAAGTAAAGCTCTAGCACAGGCCCAGGACCTTCCTCCACCTCGCCCTCCATACAGCACCTTGTAGCGCCGCGGCTCAAACAGTATCTGAAATGGCGCAGGAAAGTCTGCATTAACCTGCATAGAGTCCTCCCTTCCCTACTCAACCGGCTTTACTTCCAATTCTGGCGGGGCCGAGGAGCTATCTTGCGTGGAAGTATCTTGAGTTGAAGCCGAAGGAGCTGTATCCTTCACAGCTTGCACAGCATCACTAACCTTATTCGTAGCATCCTGTGTAATAGCACCAGACGCCAACGCTGCACTAGTATGCCCCTCTACAATCCCCGTAATATAACTCAAATGCTGCGTTAGCGCCGGATCATCCGTCTCAATCGCCTTCGCCACATCCCTAATAACATTCAAGTAGTGGAAGACATCACTTAGTTCCATGACCCTATCCCTTTCCCTATCTTTGCGTCTGCGGCGCAGACGCAGGTTGCGAACCACCACTTCCATTACCATTCGTTGCCGAGCTTGGCGGTGCTGCTGCCGGTACCACAAGCCTTGCATGGAAGTACCTCGTTAGCACCGGGTCAATCTTCCCAACCGCATACCCCATAGTCGTCCCCAAAAACGTCGCCTCGGCCGCATTGCTTATGTCCACAAACCCAAGCAATGCCGCAAAAGCCAGCATAAAAAACCCACCTGTCATAATCACCGCAATAGCATGCGCCACATAATCCTCTGCCCTAGCTCGTCTCTCAAACGCCGTCTGTGCCTGCAACGGATTAATAGGACTT